AACGATGAGCGAGAGCGCAAATTTGTACGTCAAAATCAGTGTTAACACAGACGCTCGCGGCGTCATGGCTGTGTACATGAACAGCGTGCGGGTCACAGAGGAGAAGCCGCTTGGAAGGCAGCGGGTGCTTGTTGAGGGGTCGGTTTTGCGACACGACGTGATGAACGCCCTGGAAGCGACGAAGCCAGAGGCGACGCCCCACGCTGGCGCGAAGAAGATTTACGTTGCAAGTTCTTGGAGGAACCCCGATCAACCGAGGGTGGTTGAACTGTTGAGGCTCAACGGGCACGAGGTGTACGACTTCCGCAACCCGCGTCCTGGCGACAACGGGTTTCGGTGGAGCGACATCGACCCGGCTTGGAAGTCGTGGACTCCGGAGACGTACCGGGACGCGCTGAGTCACCCCATCGCTGAGGCGGGATTCCGCTCCGACTTTGAGGCGATGCAGGAGTGCGCCGCTTGCGTGCTTGTGCTGCCCTGCGGGCGTTCGGCACACGCCGAGGCAGGGTGGTTCGCGGGGGCCGGTCGTCCGGTCCACGTCTTGATGTACGGCGAGAACGAGCCGGAGCTCATGTACAAGCTGTTCACCCGCGTGCACGTCTCCGCCGCGACGCTGATCGAGGACCTCGCCTCGTTGCTGGCACCGACAGCCGAGCCGTCGCGTTGCCCCACATGCAAGACGACTGGGCCTTGTGAGTGCCCGTGACGGCACACATGCGCGTCGGGGCCTAGCCCCCGGCACCCCGCGAACGCCGAGAGGCGACGCGGGGGATTGAGCGCCTGACTCTCTTCAGGCAGAAGGATGGTCATGGATCAGAAGCCGAGCGTTGGTCGAATCGTTCACTATCAGGCGTACGGCACTCCCGGCGGAGAGTTCAAGAGCGTGCCCCGCGCCGCAGTCATCGCCGAGGTTCACTCCGACACCGATGTCACGGTGTGCGTGCTGAACCCGATGGGCCTGTTCTTCAACCGCGTGCAGTACAGCGAGGAGCCCAAGGCGGGCTGCTGGAACTGGCCGCCGCGGGTGTGACGCAGACAGCCAGCGCGGAACGCTGGCGTGAGAGGACGGACCTTCGCTCGGGTGAGCGCGCGCCGGGAAGCCGTGACCCGTCCCTCTAGGTCTCAGGAAGGTCCGCCCGCTGCTGAAAGGCGGCTGGCGGGATTGGACAAACCGGGGGCCACGGGGCGGGTGTGTTGCCCGTCCCGTGGTTCCGGGCACGGGCGATAGCGGGACCAAGGAGCTGGGCATGAAGGGCGGGCTGCTGGATTTCGACGCTGCGATTCGGATGCGTGTGGCCGCGTCCGAGTTGGGAGCGGTCGCCTCAAACGAGATCATCGTGGATCTCTTTGCTGGCGGCGGCGGCGCGACGCAGGGCATCGAGGATGCCGGGCTGATCGTGCACGAGTGCGTCAACCACTGCAAGACCGCGATCGAGACGCACGAGGCCAACCACCGTTGGACGAATCACCGGCACGGCGACGTGTGGAGCAACCGGCCCGAGGCGGTGGCGGCTGGCCGTCCGGTCGCGGGCCTGTGGGCATCGCCCGATTGCCGACACTTCTCCCGCGCCCGCGGCTCGGCGCCGGTGTCCAAGCGCGTGCGCGATCTGGCTTGGGTGGTGGTGAAGTGGGCCAAGTCCGCGGCGTCCCCCCGGGTGATCTGGGTGGAGAACGTGCCGGAGTTCCTCGAGTGGGGGCCGGTGCGGGCGCGGACGGATGAGGCCGGCGCGGTGGTGAAGGACCAGGCGGGCCGCCCGATCCTTGAGCCCGTGCCCGAGAAGCGTGGGCAGACGTTCCGGCGCTGGAAGCGCAGCTTGGAGCGGTGTGGGTACGTGGTGGAGTGGAAGATCATCGAGGCCGCCGATTTCGGGTCGGCGAGCCGGAGAAAGCGGCTGTACGTGCAGGCCAGGCGCGACGGTCTCCCGATCTGCTGGCCGGAGGCGACACATGGGAAGCAAGATCACGATCAAGATGGTGAGCGTGGAGGCGGAGGGGGACGCGGAAGCGATCGCGGCCATGCTCGGAGGCGTGGTTCAAGCCATCGCGGGCCCGTTGCTCAGTACCGCGCTGCAGCCGAAATCATCGACTGGTCCGACCTTGGCCGGTCAATCTTTGACCGCCCCCGCCCGCTCGCAGAGAAAACGCTCGCGCGGATCGCGGAGGGAATCCGGCGTTACGTCCTGAATGACCCCGCGCCGTTCCTGTTGCGCGTGACGCAGACAGGTGAGGGCCGCGGGTGGAAGGTGTCGAGCGTCGATGATCCGATGCCGACGCAGACGACGCGGCAGGACCTGGCGGTGTGCACGCCGATCATCGCGCCCCAGAACGGCGGGGTGTTCGGCCAGCGCGTCGATGAGCCCGGGCCGACGATCACCACCAAGGGGCACCAGGCGATCATCGCGCCGGTGCTGGCCACCACGGGCTACGGCGAGCGTGAAGGCCAGCGCCCGCGGTGCCAGGCCGTGGGCGATCTGCTCGGAACGGCGGTGAACGGGGCGAAGCAGGCGGTGGTGACCCCGGTGCTGATGCACAACACCACCCATCACACCGGCGGGCCGGTGACCGCCCCGACGCCGACCGTGACCACGGGCGGGCAGACCGGGCTGGTGGCTCCGGTGCTGGCTTATCTCAACCACGGCGAGAAGCAGACCGGCGGCGTGAGTGAACCGCTGCGGACGGTCGTGTCCGGCGGCGGGCACGCAGCGCTTGTGGCGGCGCTGATGATTAAGTTCTACGGGTCGGAGGCGGGCGGGCACAAGGCCAGCGACCCGCTCGGGACCGTGACGACGCGCGACCGGCACGGGCTGGTGTGCGTGGCGATCGCCGGCACCGAGTACGTCATCTTGGACATCCTCTTCCGGATGCTCAAACCCCGCGAGCTGGCCGCGGCGATGGGGTTCCCGCCGGGGTACATCTGGCCGAAGACCCAGCGCGAGGCGGTTCGGCTGATCGGCAACGCGTGTCATCCGAAGGTGGTTCGAGCGCTGGTGTCGAGCTCGTTCCCGAGAGGTCGCATTGAGCGCAAGGCGGTGAGCGCATGAAGGGCGGCACCTACAACCTCTTCGTCGGCGACTGCCTGGAACGTCTGCGGCGCATGCCCGACGCGAGCGTGGACCTGATCGTGACCAGCCCGCCGTACGAGTCCGCGCGGACCTACGGCATCGGGTTCGCGTTGTCCGGGCAGGCGTGGGTGGATTGGGCGGTGGAGCGATTCATCGAGTGCTACCGGGTCTCGCGGGGTGCCGTGGTCTGGGTCGTGGAGGGCCAGACGCGGGACTACCAGTGGTCGGCGACTCCGGCGCTGATGATGGCGGATCTGCACCGGCGCGGGGTGAAGCTGCGGAAGCCTCCGGCGTACTCGCGTGTGGGGATCCCCGGCAGCGGCGGGCCGGATTGGTTCCGGAACGACTACGAGTTCTGCGTGTGCGCGACGCATGGGCGGCTGCCGTGGAGCGACAACACGGCGATGGGCAAGCCCCCGGTCTACGGCCCGGGTGGCCCTCCGTCTCACCGGCTTGCGGACGGCTCGCGGATCAACGCAAAAGTTCAAACGCGGCGTAAGCCCAACGGCGAGCGACTTCGGGACGGACTTTTCCGTCCTCCTCAGATTGCAAACCCCGGCAACGTGATCGACTGCGGTGCTGCGGGTGGCGGCAACATGGGCCACAAGCTCGCGCATGAGAACGAGGCTCCGTTCCCCGAGAAGGTGCCCGAGTTCTTCATCCGCTCCTGCTGCCCGCCTGGCGGGACGGTGCTGGACCCGTTCTGCGGGTCGGGGACCACGATCCTCGCGGCGCTGAAGCACGGGCGGAACGCCATCGGCATCGACATCCGACAGAACCAGATCGACATCACCACCCGGCGCATCCGGGACGTTTTCAAGGAGAACGCATGAGAACCCCAATCGAGGCCGCGATCGACAAGGCAACCGGCTTGACGGCCGAAGAGGCATTGGAGGCCCGAGCTACTGCGGATCGCCGCAAGCGTCAGGTGCGAATTGTGAGCGAGTTGTTGGCTGCGTGTTCCGCATGGAGAAGGAAACCCAGGGCGAACCGCGTCCGGATGCAAAAAGCGATTGACGCGGTGCACGCGATGGACGCTGAGGTGGCCGCTCTCCGCAAGGAGCCCCGCAAGTGACCACCCAACCCACCAAGCCTTCGTACTGGTGCGCCGTGTCTACGTGCGTCACCTACTCGGACGACACCCTCCACAACCCCATCGGCATCCCGGGCAGCATCTTCTGCGACCCGCTCGGCGCGATGGTCCTGTTCAGCAGGAGCGTCGGCGGACGCCTGCCGTTGGACCAGTTCAAGGCGGGCGACGAGGTCATCATCCAGTTTCCGACCGGGATCATCAACGGTCTGAGCCGCGCCGACTCGGCCCGCTTCCTGCCCGAGACGTATGTGGAGTCCGTGCGAGAGCTGGTCCGCACACTGGTGCGGCGCGGGGTGCGGGTCATCCTGTACATCGGCTCGGCGCAAGACACTCCGGATCCGCAAGTGGCGAAGGCTGCGGTGATGCTGTACGGGTCCGAGTGCTGGCGTCTGGCCTGCGGGCTCATCATCGACGCCGCGGCTGTGGCCAAGGCCGAACCGTTCATCGACGCACTGAAGGCGGTCGGCGACAGCCAAAGGCGAGCGGGGCTGCCTTTCGGCGTCGAGGGCATGTGGAGCCCCGCGATGTACAACGCGCTGGGCGAGCTGGTGACCCATCACGTCATCGAGCGCCAGACGGTGGAGCGGTCGTTCACCGACGCCAAGCACCCCGCATGGAAGCAGGTCGCTCGCCCCGACCCCGCGAAGGTGCTGATCTGGGACCAGCGCGGGGACTGGTCCACGGTGTACTGGCCGGGATGGGATGCGAAGAAGGGACTGCCCCAAGCGGTCAGCGGCATGGTGTCCGCGATCGGGGCCGAGACCTGGAGGCCGGGCACGCCCGGGAACCCGAGGCTGGCCGTGTCGCGTCAGGACAACGAGGCGCGGAAGCTGCTGGGCCTGCCGGCGGAAGGGGTGCAAGCGTGAACCGTGACGACGAGGGCGGATGGGAGTGGTGGTCGGACACCACCGGGGGCATGGAGCGGGACGCGGCGATCCTGCGGCGTGTGATCCTGATGGTGCTCCTGATCGTGTTTGTGGGCGTGTGCGCGATGCTGGTGGGGATGGGACAAGGAGCGCGATGATGGAAGAGGACAAGCAAATCACCTACCGCCCGATCTGGATTTACGAGCGGCTGTGGTTCTTCCTGATGAACACCTTCGGCGTCTGGGCGATCGTTTACACCCTGAGACGCCCCGGACAGGTGACGGTCCGCGTGGAGGTGATGCCTGGCGCGTACCGGGCGGTCCGGGAGTTCGCCAGGGCGAACGCTGGCTGCGTGTTCGGTGCCGATGCGAGGCAGAGGTGGAATCCATGATCGTCCTCGCCCTAGACCCAGGCATTGGCTGCACCGGCTACGCGTTCGTCCAAGCGGCGCACCCAGAGCCCCGGCTCCTTGAGGCTGGCACGATCCGACCAGAAGGCGACGGCTGGGCACGCTGCGCCTCCATCGCCAGACAAATCCAAGAACTCCTGCGGCACGGGAGGGGCGGGCACAAAGCCGAAGCCGTGGTCATCGAGACGCCGTTTGCAAGGCCGCGCGGTGGTCCCAAGGCCCAACGATCGACCATGACCCTGCCGATGTACGGGGGGGCCGTCGGCGCCGCCATCGTCGCGGCGGACGTGATGGGCTACACGCCCGACCTGGTGCCGGTGGACACGTGGGCGGTCGGTATCAGGGGCAAGACTGCGGCCGACCCGTACAAGTCCAAGCGGGTGCAGATGGCGTCCTACGCCTTCAACGTGCCAGCAGATCAGTTTGGGCCAAAGACCCATGCGGGAGACGTGGCGGACGCGGCTCTGCTGGGCAGGTGGTGGCTGTCGCGGAATCAACGGTGATTTCAACGGTGGCAAGGTGGGGGTAGGATTGGGGCACTGCCTGCCCGGTTGAAAGTCGGCTGCATGTCGGGACGAGCTTCGGCGCGTCTAGGCCGGGGGGCGGTTTGAGGAAATGACCATGCCCAGCAAGCGCAATCGATACCGCGCCAAGCACTACCGGAAGCAGCGGAACGCCAAGGCGCTTCGCGGGTTCGTCAACGGGCGTGCGGTCACCCTCTGGCCTACCCGGGGCGTGATGTTCAGCGCCAAGGACCCGCATGTGTTTGCCGATGCTGACGGCCAGCTGTACGACTTTCGCACGATGTGCCTGGCGGCAGAGACGCAGGCGCGCAAGCAGATCGAGCGCGACGGGCTGGGGTCCGTTCGTTCCCGCGATCCCGGATATCAGTGGAACTTCAACCCGCCCCGGATGACGCAGGACCTTTCGGCGGAGCTTTCGCCGTCGAAACGCTGATCCTGCCCCGGTCGTCCAGGTAGACCGCGATTACCCGCTCCGCAGTCCCACCCGTGTTTCGGGGAACGACCGCACGCACCAGCGCCGCAGGCCAAGGGGCTCCGAAGTTGCTGCGGATCTCCTGCACGCCCAGCGGCGTGAATAGGGCCTCGCCAGTCTGAATCGACCGCACGAGCCACCGATCGCGACAGTGCTCCTCGATGAGCGGCAGCAAGTCCCCCATCGTCCACGTCTCAGCGCGGCGACGGGCACGCACAAGGCGAATCCGCAGGGTTGGCGAAAGGGCTGGCACCGCGATACTCTACCGGCACACGAGCGTGAGCGCGGGAGCCCCGCGCCATGTCTGCTCGTTCCTCAAATCGCCAGCGTCGTATCCTCCGCGGCACCGCGCAGCACCCGGCTCGGATGGGTGCACCAAGCCTCGGCATCGTCACAATCGACCAGTCCAGCGGGGCGGCGTTCTCGGCCGACTCGCTGTACACGCACCTGCTGAGCGCCCCCGGCACGGTTCTGGCCAGCAGCACCGGACGCCTTGTCTTCGTCTGCGAAGAGGGCGACCTGGCTCAACTGCGGTTCATCGTGCGCCACGGATCGGACGCCACCGGCAAGAAGGCGTACGCCAAGGTCTGGCAGCTCCACGAGCTTGACGACCCCAGCAGGCAGGACCTGAACGCCGAGTTCGTGGGCGAGCTGGTGTTGGCCCTGACGCTCACCGGCGGCGCTGGCGCGGTGAACACGCAAAGCCTGTACAAGCCCCAAGACTCGAGCAACTACCGCTGGGTGGACACGGTGGTCGCGACGACCGACAAGACGCGCGGCGGCGTGAACATCCTTCAGCAGTCGGGCGTGGTGGCTCGCGTGTCGTGGGACAAGGAGGGCGCGTCCTTGGTCGTGGTGGAGCTGCGCGTGGACGCGACGACCGACACGACTGCGGCGGCGACTGGCGTGGGCGTTCTGTTCAAGGAAATCTGATCCCCGCCATGGGGGGGTGGAAGGGCATCGCGTGGCGAAGATCATCAACGGCGGATGGTTCAAGGACCTGCTGCGGGCGGCTCAATCGGGGCTGCCCGGTTCGGCGCTGCACCTGACTGGGCTCGGTGACTCGACCTGGACCAGTTCGGGCAATGCGTCGATCGTGCCTTACCTGCTGGGGTTTGCCTCGCAGATCGACATCGTGTGCAACGGGTTCCCGTGTCACGATGCGCAGGTGGCTCCGTTCACCGCCACCGGGATGAATCACTCGATCGTGACCTCGGACGCCACGGTCAACTACTTCGCGCCTGGCGCTGCGGCCACGGCGGAGGGCAACTCTGACGGTGCGCACGTCGGGATGCTCTGGAAGTTTGACTACACGGCCAACCGGTTCACTGGCGGGCTTTCCCGCTCGTACTCTTTGCCGACGGACGCGTGGTTCCGGTCTGGCTTCGGCCCGCTGCGTGGGTCGGACACGACGGCGCGGATGCTGATCCTGCGGACGCCCACGGGCCCGACAGCCATGCAGTTCGTGGGCAAGCGCAACGGTTCGGTGGTCGGCACCACGGCGGTGGATGCCAGCAGCCCGAACACCGGCGGCGTGGACGAGTACGTGGACAAGGTCGATGTGTCCTGCGGCTCCGGCACGTCGTCGATCGCGATGGAGATGCAGGGCGGCGCGAACGACGAAACGGGCAAGTCGCTTCAGATGATGAACGCCATGTTCCTTGGTGAGCTGGCCAGCCCGCGCGGGTTGTACCTGGACACGATGAGCATCGGCGGATGGACCTCGCGGGCGTGGGCCTCGGCGTCGGGCGATCCGACGATTTCGGGCGGGTACACCGGGCGCGTGACCGATCGCGCCTGGGAGTCGTGGTGGACGGCCACGAAGATCACCGGCACCAAGCGGGTGCTGGTCATCCTGCTGGGCCAGAACGACGGCGGAGTGGCGCAGGCGACGCGCCGGACCTACCTGCAGAACATCGTGAGTCGGGCGAAGGCTCGGGCCACGGCGGCGGGTGACACGCTCTCTGGCATCGTCATCTTCGGGGCTCCTGACCCCGGCAACGGCAGCACTGATCCTCGGTTCGATTCGTACGACGACGACGCCGAGTGGCTGGTGACGGCCTCCGGCGCTCCGGACTGCCCGATCATGGCGGTGCGGTCGCGCGAGCTGCTGGCGGGCTCGGGGTCGATCGTGGGCGAGTTCGGCATCGCGGGACTTGCCAGCGCCACAGGCGGCGAGGTGCACCCTTCAGCCATCGGCTGCAACGGGTACATGAACCGCTTCGCGTCGGCGCTGGAGCAGGTTGGAGTGACAGGACGGGTGACGCGCGTGCAGCAGCGGACCCTGACGCGTGGGCCTCGTGAGCCGATCTGATGGCCAAACGTCCGACAAAACCCGCCCAGCCCAAGCCCAACCGTCCGCCTGATCAGCGGGCGGATGATGGCCGTTTTGCATCCGGCAACCCGGGAGGACCTGGCGGGGCGCGGCCCGGATCGGGGAGGCGTCCGGATGCGGTGAAGCAAGCCGAGCGTGAGCTGTGGGCGGCGCTGCGAGCGATCCCCAGCGGGAAGCGGGCGGGCGAGATGATCGCGCCCATCGAAGCCGCGGTGCAGCGGATGTTCGAGCTGATCTATTCGCAGGACGACAAGGTCGCGTTCTCGGCTGCGGCCAAGGTGCTGATGCGGATCTCCGGGCGTGAGCCCATCCGCGTGGACGTGGACATGAGCAGCGATCGAACGATCGCCAGCATCGATCAGCGGATGATCGCGGAGATTGCAGCGGCGGGGGCGGCGGCGCAGAGGCTGCTGGACAAGGGCAAGAACTAGGAGCGGGGCGCATGGCACTCAAAGCGGCCCAGCCCGTAGGCCCATTGGCCAACGCCGCGCCTCTGGAGCATCCTCCGGACTACGCCATCCAGATCGCCGGGGTGAAGATCCCGGTCCCCAAGGACAAGATCGCCAACCTGCGTTGGCGGAAAGAGCTGCTGACGCGGGCCGAGACCGACCTGGTGTGGCGGGAGACGCTGCAGGCGATGGTGTCCGAGGGCACGCCCGAGGCGTGCCTGTTCTGGCTCAACGCCTTCTGCGACACGTACGTCCAGAAGCAGGTGGACGGGCGGGGCGTGGAGCGGGCGGTGACCGGGGAGCGGGTTCACCAGCCGTTCATCACCTGGCCGTGTCAGGATCGGTTTGTCCACGCGGTGTTCAATGCGATCCGCAAAGGCGAGGATCTGGCGATTGACAAGTCCCGCGACATGGGCGCGTCGTGGCTGCTGGTGGCGGTGTTCCAGTACTTCTTCCAGTTCGTCGAGGGCTCCAACTTCTTCGAGCTCTCGCGCAAAGAGGAGCTGGTCTACAACGAGGGCGACATGCGGGCGCTCATGCAGAAGCACGAGTACCTGTTGAAGCGACAGCCACCGTGGATGGTGCCCAAGTACCGGCTGACGCACATGCGGCTGGTGAACGAGGACAACGGGAACACGGTCATCGGCGACACGACCACGGGCGACGCTGGGCACGGCGGGCGCGTGACGGCCGCACTGATCGACGAAATCGCGCGTATCCACGATGCCCGCGTGATCTGGGAGGGATTGGCGGACACGACGGCCACCCGAATCGGCAACTCCACTCCGCACGGGCCGGGGTTCTGGTCCGAGCTGGTCCAGTCGGGCAAGGTGCGCGTGCTGCCGCTGATGTTCTATGAGCACCCGCAGAAGGGGCAGGGGCGATACGAGTACGTGGACGAGGACACGGGCCAGATCCGGGTGTCGTCCGCATGGCGTGACGCCCGCATCAAGCGAGCGGTGACCAAGCGAGAAATCGCCGAGAACATCGACGCGGACCACGAGGGCGCCGGGCGGGTGATCTTCCCAACGCGGCTGATCTCCGCCCACATCAAGGCCAACGCCTGCGAGCCGATGTACGTGGGATCCCTGCGGTACACCGGGGAGGCGGAGCTTGAGGTGTCCATCAAGGACCACAAGGCGCGGGACTGGGCGCTGTTCGACAACTCGGCGGGGGCGCTGAAGCTGTGGTGCGAGCTGTTCGAGGACGATCGGGGGTTCTACCGACCGGCGCAGAACCGCACGTACGTGATCGGCGCGGACGTGGGGCAGGGGGTGGGGGCCTCCAACTCGGTGGCGTCGGTGTTCGAGATGGAGACCCGCACGTTTGTCGCGGAGCTGGCGACGGCCGAGATGAGCACCGACGAGTTCGCCCGGATGCTCTGCGTGCTGGGGTACTGGTTTGGCGGTCCGCGTGGTGCTGCGTTCTTGGCGTGGGAAGCCAACGGGCACGGTCTGGGCGTGGGGCAGCGGGCGCGGCGGCTGGCTTATCCGTGGCTGTTCCGCCAGGTGAACGAGTACGGGTCCAAGCGGACCCAGAGCGACAACTACGGGTGGTTCTCGAGCGACGACAAGAAGTTCGACCTGCTGGATGAGTACAAGGGCGAGCTGGAACGGTTCGCGATCGTGAACCCCAGCGAGATTGCCTTGCAGGAAGCTCGCGGGTACATCCACTACGACTCGGGCGGGTGCGGGCCGGCGGCGCTGCAGGAGGAATCGTCCAGCGCACGCAAGACCCACGGTGACCGCGTGATTGCCAACGCGCTGGCGGTGTACGCGTCCCGGTATGCGTTCCGCACGCAACCCCCCGAGCGGGTGCCCCCCAAGGGGTCGTTTGAGTACCGCAAGCGCTATGCGAAGTGGGTGCGCAAGAAGGGCGCTGGTTGACGGGGGGCGTGGGGTTGGTACTCTTTGGGTGCCCGAGGGCGTGAGCGCGGATTTCTCCGCGTGCCGCTCCCCATTGGCCCAAAGCAGATTTACGACCTCAAGCGTCACTCAGACGATGTCTGGGAGACGCCGCGTCGTCTGCGCCGCGAGCACATTCAGGACTTCGTGGGCAGGCACTATGCCCGAGACGGCGACGGCAAGCGTCGTCCGCTGAACCTGCAGAACCGTGGCGCTCGCGTGATGCTGGCCTATCTGGCCGGGCAGGAGCCCACGTTCCAGATCCAGCCGAACGCGGCTGAGTTCGCGGGCCAGTGCCGCGTGGGTGCCGCGCTGCTGAATCTGCAGATGCCCGCGCTGGGCTGGATCAACACCTTCCGGATGGCGATGATGGACGCCCTGGCTTCGCCTTGCGGGATTCTCCGCACGGGCAGGCAGGCCGACGATGGCCGGGTGGCGCTGGATGGTCGGCAGTATTCGACCACCAAGCCCTACCTGCGCCGGGTGTCCCCGGACGACTACGTCACGGACGTGACCTGTCGGTACCGCGAGCAGCGGGCGTTTGACGGGGACGTGTACATCGAGAGCCGCAAGAGCCTTCTGGAACGCGGGACGTTCCGGCGCGACATCATCGAGCGACTTCCGTCCGTTGGCGACGGCGAGAGCAACGGGAACCGCCTCAGCAACCTGACCGGGCGCATGGATTCGTGGTCCGAAGAGCTGGACGACATGGTCGAGCTCATGGACGTGGCGATCTACAGCGACGGCGTGACGTACATCGCGACCCTTCCCGCCGAAGAGGGGTTCGCCAGCGACTTCCTGAAGGTCTACACGTACTCGGGCGTGGGGCGCGGGCCGTACGAGTTCCTCGAGTTCTTCCCCATCCCCGATCAGCCGTACGGGCTGCCGTGGATGTCGATCGCTCGGGATCAGGCCGAGATCGTGACCGACTCGCTGAACCGCATGGCCGACCAGGTGGCGCGGGCCAAGAACACCGCGATTGCTTCGCGGGGCGTGGATCAGGAGGAGATCGCGGCGATTCGCGACGCCGAGGATGATGAGATCGTCACGGTGGACGACGTGAGCAAGTGGAGCCAGATCCAGCAGGGCGGGTTCTCTCCCGAGATCAATCCGTTCGTGCAGCAGATGATCGGCTCGCACGATCTGGCGATGGCGACGGACATCCTGAGCGGCACGAGCAAGAAGCAGCCGACGGCGACGCAGTACAACGACCAGAGCAACCGGGCCGGGATCGTGATGAGCGACCCTGAGGCGACGACGTACCGGTTTGTGGCCGGAATCGGCCAACGGATCTACGCGATTCTTCAGTCCGGCGCGACGCAGACGCAGAAGGTGCCGGTGCGGCTGCCCAACGGGCGGGCGGTGACGGTCGAGGTCGCGCCCGAGATGATGCAACTGGACATGAGCGCGGCGACGTTCAAAGTTGTCCCCCGGTCCATGCGGCAGGTGGACGACGCGATCCGTTCCCGCCGGCTCAACGAGTTCATGGCGATGCTGCTGCAGGCGACGCAGGTGCAGATGGCGTCGATGCAGATGGTTCCGGGCGGGATGCTGGATCTGGGCGCGATTGCCCGGGTCGGTCGCGACGAGTTCGACCTGGACACCGCGGAGCAGTTCATTCGTGACCCGGGCATGATGGCCGAGGCGGCGGCGCGTGCGCAGCTTCTGACCGGGCAGCCCGGCATTGACGCGGTGGGGTCCGTGCGGTCCTCGCGTTTTTCCCGTCAACCAAACGAGTCCCCTGATCGACCCATGACCCGGATGTCCGAGGTCGTGGGCGATCTTCAGTCAACCGCTGCGATTGGCGCAGCGTGAGGAATCCAGCCATGCCCGAAGGCGACGAAAAGACGCAGGAACAGCTTCACCTCGACATGCTCAAGGCGCTCGATGGTCGGGTGCGTGATCTGGAAAGCACGCTCAGCGAGGTGCTGACGGCACACGGCGAGGCTCTGAACGCACGCGAGACCGAGATCACGGCGCTGACTGCCCGCGTGAAGGACTTGGAGGCCAAGCTCTCCACCCTCGAAAACGTCAAGGTTCCCGACAGCGTTCCGAAGGGCGTGCCCGGCACCGACGTGGTGTCCCGCGTGGAGAACGCGGTGGCAGCCGTCGAGCACCTGGCCAAGCACATCGCCAACGACGGCTCGGACGTGCTGGCCCGCATCAGCGACATCCTCAACCCGCCCGTGTCGGAAGCTCCGCAGGCTTCCAACCCCGTCTGATCCGCACCCCTCCGCATCGGTGAGCCATGCCCATCTACGCGTACAAGTGCCAGAACCCCGCGTGCTCTCACGAGTTCGATGAGTTCGCGCGCGTGGCTGACCGGCACTCAACACGCTGTCAGAAGTGCGGGGCTCACCGATGCACCATCGTTCCGTCGGCTCCGGCGCGTCCGCGTCCGGACTGGCAGGGGTCGGACGCGATTTCGCAAGAGCTTTGTTTTGATCCGAAGCACATCGACCGGCTGCGTCGTGACGTTCCGGATGCGGAGCTGTCCCCCAGCGGTCGGATGATCTTCAAGAACGACGCGCACCAGAAGCGTGTGTACAAGCAGATGGCCGGAGCGGTGAAGCGTGTGAAAGAGCGCAACGCCGAGAAAGCGGCCAAGGCCCAGAAAGGAACCAGCCCATGAGTCGCATCAGCAGCAATGCTTCGAGCGGCGGCGCGAGCCGCGGCGCTCCGTCCTCTGGCGGGCAGACCGGAAGCGGTGCCCGTCCGTCCGCTCCCCAGCGCCAGACCGGCAACACCGGTGCGTCGGCGCAGCCCCGGACGATCCGTCCGCCTTCGCAGGCTGGGCAGACCCGGCAGCAGGCGGGATCCGCACAGGGTGAGGGCGACGGCTTTGGAGGCGTGCCGGTTGTGCGCCGTGGGGCTGAGGCCAACAAGCCCCGGCAGGGTGCGCCGACGGCGCTAGACGTCGTGGAGAACGTGATCGGCGCAGCCGGTGGCCGTGGCGATGAGCCGCAGGACGGCGGCGAGTTCGAGAGCGATCAGCAGCCGCAGGACCTCGAGCTCGGCGACGAAGGGGAAGACGGGCAGACCCAGCCCGGCGCCGAGATTGACGAGGACAACGCTCCGCCGGCTCAGGAAGGCGAGGGCGAGGACGAGCTGGACGCTCTGACGCGCGAGGTCCTTGGCGGCGGCGACGACGATCAGCTCGCCGAAGCGTTCGGCTTCCTGATCCCCGAGCAGGCGGCGCAGGAGCCCCAGGCAGTCAAGCCCCAGGCGTCGGGCCTGGCCAAGAAGCTGGCGAAGCTGGAGGCCCTGAAGCAGAACTACCCGGACATGGCCGACTTTGTGGACGGCATCCGGGAAGCGCTGGGCGAAGGCGAGGACGCCCCCGAGCAGCAGGCCAAGCCTCAGCAGCAGCAGGACCCGCGCAAGGCGCAGCAGCAGGCGCAAATGCGTCGGCGGGCGATCGTGGATGCTGGCCGTCAGGTCCGGGCGCTGGTGTCCGAGCATCCCGCGCTGTCGGCGTTGCTCGGGCCCAACGGCGTTCCGGCGACGCCTCAGCAGCAGCAGCGGGCGCATGCGGTGCTGATTGCCGCGGGGCGTCTGCACGAGGCGTTTGTGGAGCGTGGGCGGGTGCTGCCGGACGGGGAGCTCATGTCGCGTGCCGCGCGTGCCATGTTCCCCGGCGTGTTCGAGCAGCAGGCCAAGCAAAAGGGCGCTGATCAGGTGCGTGGCCAGATCAAGCGCAACCACCGGGAGATCGATTCGGTTCCCGGGAAGGGGGCTCGTACGAACGCCCAGAAGGGCGATCAGGGAGCTCTGAACGAGATCAACAAGATTCTCAGCGGTCGCTGAGAGGCGTCGGCGTCGGTCGTGGTTCCGCATCCATCACAGTCGTTCCAGCCCAAGGAGTGACTCGGTATGTCCCGTACTTCAGGCATCAGCAATGCCCAGATCGTCAGGCTGGTCGAACACACGCTCCCGTACTTCCTGAACAGGGACGGGTTTGAGGGCGTGATGGATCGCGAGAACTTCGTGGTCGTGGACCAGTGGTTCCGGAAGGAACGCATCAAGGTGACCGACGGTAACTCCGTCGAGTTCCGCATCATCTTCAACTCGAACGGGCAGGCCCGGTTCATCCGCCCGTACGGCACGCGGCCCGTGGAGGAAGTGGAGCTTGCCCGCAAAGGTTCGGCTCCGTGGTGCCATGCCACCACCCGCGCGGTCTACGAGCGCACGCAGCTGACCAAGATGCGGGGCGCGTCCAAGATCCTCGACTACCTCAAGGAGCAGTACTACGGCGCGGTGCTGGACATCCTGAAGCTGATCGACAACTCGGCCTTCCTGCTGCCGGACAACGCGACCGACGACCTGACCCCGTGGGGCGTGCCGTACTGGGTCAAGCCCCTGGACTCGGGCGTGGTGGACTACACCGGCCAGTTCGGCGGCAAGACCATCCGCTATGCGGACGGCACCACTTCGACGGTGTGCGCCGGTCTGGACGGCGCGGTCGTGGACGGCTGGCAGAACTGGGCGGCGTGCAAGTCGGGCGGCATCAATCCGACGACCCTGCGCACGCTGCGGCGCGGCCTGGCCAAGACCGACTTCGTTCCGCCCAAGGACATCGAGGAGTACATCAATCCGGCCAAGCCGAAGCGGAAGGTGTACATGAGCATCGATGACCGCGTGGACTACGTGGAGCTGGTGAACAGCGGCCCCGACCCGCGCAACGGCGACTGGAACCCCTTCAAGACCTCCGGCGCCGTGACGCTGGACGGCTGCGAAGTGGTCGGCGTCGGCGCGATGAAGAACCTCGCGTACAACCCGATCTACATCCTCGACCACGGCGTGTTCAACCCGTTCGTGCACGAGGCATGGTGGATGGAGTCCACCGAGCCCATGAACGACATCACGCAGCCCCACGTCTTCGCGAAGGACTGGGACTGCATGTACAACTTCATCTGCACGAATCTGAAGCGGCAGGTTGTCGTTCACGATGCGGTCCCGTAATCGGCGGCTGCGGTGTTGTTTTCCCGGGGCGTCTGGCCCCGGGATTCCCTGAACCTTTCAGCACTCACACACGCACGATTCTGGAGACTGACACATGGCTTCCGGTTCACTCAAGGGTTCGTCCAAGATGCTCACCAAGCGGGTGTACTACTCGGGGTACAGCTACAACGCGACCCCGGCCAGCCGCGCGGCGCTCAGCGACACGGTCAAGAACGGGTACGTTGTCTGTGCCGATCCGACCGCGATGGCGGACCGCACGTACACGAAGCTCGATCCGAAGGCGATCGCCGACCCGGGCATCTACAGCAACATCGTCACCAAGCCCGCGACGGGCATCCTTCCGCTGGTGGTCGGCATCGTCGTCGATCTTCCGGCGGGCGGTCGCTCGGGTCCTGGCTGGCTTACCGTGGCGACCATGGCCGACGAGATCGATGCTCTGCTGCTGGGCAACTTCACCGCGTACACCGATCTGCTGATCGCTGCCAACGGCGCGTGGTCGCTGGCTCCCGCGGCTGTCGGTACCAACGGTGCCAACATCCCGATCAGCTGCGGCAACTGCCTGCAGCTGGCCAACTACTCGTCGGCGGCGAACGGACGCATCCGCTTCCGTGCCCCGTACGGCGGCATCGGCGAATAAGCGCATCACCCGCGTGACGAGACTCCAACTCGCTCACGCTCGAAGGCCTTGTGCCTCTCGTTCACGCGGAACACATCGCCCCCCGGTCGAAAGGCCGGGGGGGCGGATTCATGCCTTACGACGCGGACAACTCACGCTCCTACGGGGACCTGATGCTCGACCTGGCGGTGCGGGTCAATCAGGCCAGCTTTGGCGCGGATGGCACGAGCGAGGCGGCTCTGCCGACCGACGCTGAGACGCTGCGTCGTCTGGAAAGCTGCGTGCGGGAGGCGCTGTCGCTGTTCCTGCGGTCGGACAAGAACTGGAGCTTCATGTTCGAGACGGTGTCGATCACGTTCGACCCGAGCGGACAAAGCGAGTTCTGCGTGGGCGGCGACGCGGGGATCTACCTGCTGCCGGCGTTCGTGACTTCCGGGCCTGTGGGCAACTGGCGGTATGCGGACTCGAGGACGCGGCTGTCGGAGATCACCACCCGGTCGTGGCAGGAGGTCATGCGCTACCGCAACCGGTACATCAACCGGGGTCTGCCTCGGTATTCGGGGTTCAAGGCGTTGGAGCCCGGAGAACAGGCGGGGCTGTCGCGGTCGGGGATGAAGGTCAACTTCTGGCCGATCCCGGCGCAGGCGTACACGATCGAGGCCGAGTTCCGCGTGTCGGTGCCGAAGGTGATTGACCTGGCAGACCGGCATCCCTGCGGCGCGGACCATGACGACACGATTTTGAAGTGGGCCGAAGAGGTCTGGCGCGAGATGGACGAGACGGACTCCGAGCTGTACCTGCGCGTGAAGGCCGCGCGGCTGGCGGCTTTGGAGCAGTCGCAGTCGCTGGACTCGACCAAGCGAACGCGTCGGCATGGTCCGAAGCGGCTGTTGTCCGGGGCGGATCGAACGGTCCTGCCGCGGTCGGATTGGCAGGCGGGCAAGTACAACGGAAACCCGTGGAACGGGTGAAGGAGTGATCCATGAGCGGCACGGCTGAACACAACATTGAACGGGTGATGCTTCGCGGTCAGCAGTACACCGGGCGAGCGTCCAAGATCATGCTGCCGGTTGAGGCGTGGCGTGCCTCGAACCTCGACCTGCTCACCTCGAGCTCGACCATCAAGACCGTCAGCATCGGCACGCTGATCCGCGTGATTCAGATCCCGTTCAACTCCGGCGCGGCTTCCCCGATCCGGGCGCAGATCAAGGTGGACGACCGGTTCCGCGATCCGGATCAGGTCAGCGAGCGGAAGTTCACCGCAAACTTCCAGCTGCGGAAGCTGGACGCGGCGTCTGATGAGAACGCCACTCTGACGGTCGCGATGGCGGTGACGATCTGGCGTGCGAATGCCAAGATCGCCCTGACCTCGGACATGGTGTCGGCGGTGCTGGCTGCGGCCAAGATCGGCGACAACACCACCGTGGACGGGTTCCAGACGATTTCGTTCGACGTGGCTGCGGCGCTCAACTCCGATAGCGGCAAGCGCATCCATCGCGGTGACACGGTCGAGCTGGCTCTGTATCCCAGCGCGAACGTCGGCACCACGGACATGGTCCTGCAGATCCGCGATGCCTGGGTGGACGTGCGCGAGCACTTCGTCAACGTCGTGGCCAGCAGCCGGTAACTCATGGAACCCTCCCGCCTTCCATTGCCCGTGCGCGGGGCCTCCGACGTGCCCGCGTTCACCGACCAGACTCCGGATACGTGCCCTCCCGGCGCGATCCGGAATGTGGAGGTGTTCGCGCCACCCGGAGGCCGCGCGCAGCTGGGCATGAGGCGTGGTCATCGACGGACCTTTCCGAGAGCGTTGGGGACGGGCCCGGGGCAGGCACTTCTCCCCTGCACCCGGGTCCCTTCTGTCACGGGCTACGTGCTGTCCAAGGGCTCGGAGATCGGCGGCGGCGCCAGTCGGCTGGTGGAGGCGTATCAGGGCAACGTCTGGATGCTGGACGACGTGCCGACGCTGGACCGTGAGGCGGCGTTCAAGCCGGACGGCGTGAATCGAGCCTCCAACGCCTGCGCGTGGTCGCAGGACGGAACGCGGCTGGCGGTGGGCGTCAACACCGTGGCGGGCGACGGCCGCACGATCGGCGTGGTGGGCGTGTACGACACGACGGGAGCGCTGGTGTTTTCCCGGACGCTGGCGATCCCCTTCCCGTTTCACTCGGCGATCAACTCGCTGGTGTGGTCGAAGAACTGGCTGTGGGCTTGCGCCGGACCGCACATCTTCCGGATCGCCAAGGACAACGCGAGCTGGACGTACTTCTACCCCGGGTGGACCAAAGAAGTCGTCGGGGTGACGTTGCTCGAGGACGATCAGGGCGTGGAGCGGTTGTATCCGGCCACGGACGGATTCGAGACGCCCGGGACGCTGGTTGGGTATGGGCTGATGACCGAGCCGTACTGCCAGCAGCAGACTCGCTCGGGGATCCATTGCTTCCGGATCAACGAGGGCGCGACGGGGAGTGTCCTCATCCGCGAGCAGTTCGGGCTGGCGCTGGACCCCGCGGCTGCCGGATACGAGTCGAACCACGGGTACATGCGCGTGAGCGAGCTGCCGGTGGTGCGTCCGTACGGGTGCAACATGCTGGCGGTGGCGGCGGGCGGTCCGTTCAACGAGATCGCGTTCACCAGGACCAATCAGGGGTTCGGTCCGACCGGGGCGTATCGCCCCAACGGCACGGCGCGGCCCCCGTTCTGCGTGGGGCTGCTGGCGACCGATGGCACGCTGGAATGGATGGTCGATCAGGATTCGCTGAACGCGGCGGGGATGGGCTTTGGGTATTACGAGAGCCCGCCCGGCACGCCGGTGTACCACTACAACGACATCAACACCCCGACGTACGAGTCGGTGGCGATCAACGGCGACGGGGACGTGTACATCGCGGGCAGGCAGAACCGCGCTGGCTTCAGCGTGTTGAAGCTGTCGGGCGAGGATGGCCGGATGCTCTGGCGGCAGAACGTCGTGGCCAGCGGTGGGCAGATCAGACAGGCGGCGATCGCGGTGAACCCGACCAATGGGAACGTGATCGTCGGCGGGGATCGGAACAACGTGTGGCCGGGCGCAACGGGCCAGGCGCACATCTGGGAGCTGTCCAGCGTGGACGGCTCCATCGTCAACACCTTTGACGTTGGCAAGGCGGTTTCGGTGCTCGGGGTGTCGGTGAAGGCCGACGGCTCGATTGCATACGTGACCGACTACGCGACGTGAGGAGTCCAGCCATGAAGAAGTGCCCGGTGTCCAGTGCTCTGATGCTCGCCTTGGCGTTGACCGCGATTCTGACGGGATGCGCCGGCCAGATCGGATCGGTGACGAAGCAGGACGCCAAGGTCTTTCGTGCCGACAACGGCTCCCCGACGCAGGTGGTCATGTCCGACGTCGATCGTGGGTCCCTGAGCTCGACGGGCGTTGGGCCCGGTTCGTGGTCGCGGGTGATGGCTGACGGTGTGGAGACGCAGTCGGTGGGCGTGACGCCCCGGAGGTTGTTTCTGGACAAGGGTCGCGGACTTCTGTCTCTGGACTCCGGCACGGACATCACGGCCAAGGGGATCGAGCTGCGGGTCAACGGCGACGGGAACATCGGTCTGGTCAAGATCGACGAGTTTGGCACGTCGGCGAGCGCCCCGATTGAATCGCTCAACAAAGCGTATCCGGCGCTGGTGGAGTACTGGAAGGCCCGCGACGAGGCGAGCAAGCAAGCCGTGATCGCGGAGATTCAGGCCGCGAAGGACATCGCCCCGGACGTGAAATCCCTGATCGTGTCCCTGCTGACGGGGATCCCTTGATCTGACACAAGACCCGGCGGAGTGTGTTCCCTCGGGGAGTGACTGACACCTGTTTGTGCGGAGTCTGACATGTTCACCCTTGCCGAAGAGAGCGCGACGCTGGTGGAGATCGTGAGGATGGTCGGACCCCTTGGGGGGTTCCTGGTGCTGCTGGTCGGATCGCTGGTCGTCCTCTGGCGAACGGTCGTTGCCCCAGCGATGGACCGGATCGTCACCATCATCGGGCAAGTGCGCGACGTGGTGAGCGGGACGGAGCGCACGGCGCAGATCTTGTCCAAGGCGGTCGAACGGATCGACCCCGCGTTGCTCGACTCTCGCAACCTTCATGGCGGCTGAGGACTTTCGCACACGGGACGTAGGTGGGAAGCATGGGCACCTGGGCGTATGACACCACGACGAAGCAGGCGGTGCTGACCGGAGACGGCCAGACGACCGCGTTCATCGCCGCGCCCAAGTTCCCCAGCAACTCGGCTCTGCTGCTGACGCTGGCCAGTTCCGCCGACGAGGTGCGGGGCCGGGTGCTGGCGTCGGGCGATCTGCGGACCTGCGTGGAGGCCGGTGTGGTCGGCTCGAACGTGGAGATTCGCTTGATCTCGCTGGGCGGGGCTCCGGTGACCAAGGCGACGGCCGCGCACGGGTTGACCGCGGGCGTGCCGTACACGCTCGAGGTCCGGGTGATTGACGGCAAGGTCGAGGTGCGTCTCAACGGGGCGGCTTCTCCGGCGGTGAGCTACACGCTTTTGGGCGCGTCCGAGACGGTGTTGCTGAGGAACCGTCGGTTCGGGTTCTCCGCGGTGAACAACGGCGCGAAGGTCCTGCGGGCTGAACTGTTCAGCCTGGCTCCGGACTATTCGTCGCGGGCGGATTCGGTGCTGGCGGTGTCTGGCGGGGACGTGTATTTGTGCACGGACGGCCAGAACTTCGAGCTGCTGAAGGCGGGAGTCTTTGGCAGCGATTCGACGGTGAGCCTCCACGAGTTTGCGGCCAAGGTGTTCGGCGTCGATGGTGCCAAGTGCGTCGTGATCGACATCGCGGCCAAGACGGTGAGTCCGTTTGTCCCGAACGCTGGTGCGTTGCCGGGCGCGGGGGCGGCGGCGGGATCGACAGACGCGACGGTGGTGAGCAGCTTCCTCGGGCGGCTGGTCTTTGTGTCGGGGATTCACCTGTACATGAGCGCCTCGGGCGATGCGTTCAACCTGGACTACGGTGCCGATCAGCGGTTCCGGGCGTTCGCGACGCCGGCGGACGCTCCGGGCAAGATCGCCGAGCCCATTACGGCGTTCCTGCAGGCCGATCGTGGAGCCGCGATCGTTGGGTGCCGGGCTTCGACGTATGCGTTTATCGGTGACCCCGGGTTTGGTACTCCGCAGGTGCCCTTGGTGTCGGCCACGGTCGGCATCTGCGGCGCCGAGGCGGTGACGCTGCTGGAATCTGGGCGGGTGCTGGCACATAGCCCGAACGGGCTGTTTGTGATGAGCCCCGAGGGCGGCGTGGTCCCGATCTCCACGGGCGTGCTGACCGAGTTCATCCAGATTTCGGCGGCGGACGTGAGGCAGCGGATCGTGCAGGTGCGGCGGGACGGCCCGCGTTCTCAGTGCCGGATCTTCCTGACGCGGAAGGACGGCAAGGCCGCGACGCACGTCATGTACGACGATCGCTTGGGGGGCTTTGCCGAGGGTGCCGGGTACCTGTTTCCCGAGACCTACCCGACGACGGTTGAGCCCACGGCGTCCTGCGTGTATCTGGGTCGAATCCTGATGCTGACGCGGGGCGGGCTGATCTTCGAGCGCGTGGACGATCTGGTCCGGAGCGATGACGGCCAGAACATCGACGCGACGTTTGCGGTGCTGGCGCGTGGGCCAGAGGGAACGGGCGATCTGGGCATGGCCGGGCTGAGCGTGGTTCCGTCGCTGTCGTCTGCGGATATGCGGGTGACGGTGTATGGCGGACGGACGCCCGAAGAGGCGTACGGCGCGGACGGCGAGCGATGGATCACGATGGCGGTCACGGTGTCGGAGGGCGACATCGGGCGTGTGTTCATCCACAAGGTGAGGTCCCCGGCGCTGGCGCTGGCGTTTACTCCGGTGGACGGCAAGCCGTTCAAGGTCGAGGAGTGCAAGGCTGCCGTGCGCAGGCTGCGGATCCGGACGCGTCATCGGCGGCGTGCGGCGGCTGCTCCGGATGCGCCGTGCAAGGACCCGGTGGGGGATCTGGTGTTCCCCGATCCGGCGGCCGGTCCGGGCTTTGGCGACGGCGGGACGCCCAAGCCGCCGGTGCTGCTCTTTGAGTACGTGTTCGGCTACCGCAGGTCTGGGCAGGCGGTGCAGTCCCAGCTGCCCGCGACGCGGCTCCCGCTTCGGGCGGGGAGTGGTGGAGGCGGTGGTGGTGGCGGGGGCGGCGGAGGCATTGGCGGAGGTCAGCAGATTGGAAGTCCAGTCGGCTCGTTCACAAGCGGCGACGGCGGCGGCATTGCGCAGCAGTAGGAGGTTCACATGGCTCGCGTGAGAGTGATCAGCGGTTTGGTTCAGACGGGGACGGCCCTGAAGACGTTGGTGCAGTTTCAGACGCCCGCCAATCAGGGCGCTCTGTTGGAGCGTGGTCAGGGCGTGATCAGCTTCCAGGCGGCGGCGGACGGCCAGCCGATCGTGGTGCGGATCGTGCAGTCCGACATCAAGACGACGAACGCGACCACGGTTGGCACGCTGGCGGCGCAGGATCCGACCGATGGCCGCTCGTTCAGTGCGGCGGCGTACAAGAACTACTCCGCCGAGCCCTCGGGCAAGATCACACTGGAGGAGTACGCAATCCCGAACCGGGGCGTGCTGTTCTTCCCCATGAACGACACCAAGATTCCCGTGGGCAAGGCGATCAGCGTCGAAGTGCTGGCACCTGCCGACACGCCCGCCTACGTCAGCATGTTCCCGGACAGCAACTGATGCCCGCAGACCGCATCACCCTTTCGCACGCTCCCGGTCCTCAGCTCGAGGCGCAGATGCGCCGCGACTGGGACCGGCCTATCGCTTCGGCAAAGCTCGAGGCGGGGACGCAGGCGCTGGCGGTGCGGAGGCTGACGGTCACGGTCGTGGACCGGAACCGCGAGCCGTGGCGGGGCGTGTGGTGGCTGGGGATTCACTTTGCGGGCTCGGTGGACGCGCTGCCAAGCTCGGGCCAGACACTGGGCACGGTGACGAAGGGGCAGATCCTGTCGGCGCTGGTGTCCAACCAGGCAGTGCTGGCGTTGACGGGGCCGGACGGACAGTTTGTCGTGGACGTGAGTGCGTCGGCGGTGACTCGGTATCCGCACATCGCGGTGCTGGGCGGCGGCGTGTCGGTTGGCTCGGTGACTTGGACCTGAGAGGTGCAGCATGGCTTCCTACGGCGTGATGGAGGACGGCATGTCACAGCTTGGCGGGATGGGCGCGATGGGCGGTCTGGCCGCGTTGAACCCCTACCTGCTGGGGCTGGGCGCGGCGGGCTCGATCGCTGGCGGCATCTTCGGCGGCGCGAGCCAGAACCGAGCAGGGCGCAAGGCGAGGGACTACGCGGCGGCGCGGCAGGGCGAAGCGTTTCAGCGGAACGCTGGGTCGGTGTTCGGCAACGCCGACTTCATGAACCTGATCCGCGGTTCGCAGGGCAACGCCGGCGCGGCGGACGCTTTCACCAAGTCGATCGGCGGTCCGGTGCTTCAGCAGCGCCGGAACCTGGCGACGAAGTACGCGGGCGCTGGGCAGGACCTGCTGGGCAGCTTTGACGCTCAGTCGGCGGGCTTGAAGCAGGGCGGGCAGCAGAACCTTGGGTGGCTGCT